CGCCCCCCTCGTTCAGCACAAGTGTCTAACGAAAGCATTGTGGAAAGCGTGTGTTCGTTCATCAACGACCTTCAATGGTCGGATTACAATGAAGAAATAACACGAAGGTATGTGTCCATTGGGGTCAGCAATTTTTACATTACCCCTTCATGTCGCACGCTTTACGAGAAGGGGTATTGCTTAGGTCGTTGTCCATTTTATGATGGCAGTGGAGGTGAATAATTTGACTGATATTGAAGAAATACGAAAGAAAAAATTGGAGGCTATTCGCAAGAAAGCCACTCAGGTTGAAGCACAAACAGACGAATTGAGAGCCATGCAAAAAGAATTCACATGGGCTGACTTTGGTTATGATGAACCCGAATGGGGATTCCGTGAGAGTCAAGAAATGGAAGGGGCGTTTGATGTTTGTCAAAAGCGTCAAACCGTAGCCATCACGGGTGATCCTAAGTGGGCTATGCTTGTCACCGATCTGCTCAACCGAGCGAGGCTTGAAGAATTGACATTGGCACAAAGGGGGGATGAAAGTGAAAAAAATGCTGATTTGTAAGCGGTGCAACCGTTCAACGAATGTTTTGCATCCGTTGCATGACATTTGCCACGAATGCTACAACCCTACGCACATTATCAGGCGGAGGGGGCGAAAGTGACCGAAAAAACCCTGTTCATTGACTATCGTGAACGCTCAGGACTTGAGAAGGGTGTGATAAAGCACTGCGAAAAAGAAGGAATTGCCTATCAAATGCAGGAAAATTTGATTACAGACTATTGCTTTGGTTCACTTGGCATTGAAGCCAAATCCATTCACGATTATTTCAATTCACTTCATAGTGGACACCTGCAAAATCAATTGGCGAACATGGATGATAATTTTGAACGCATGGTGTTGGTGATTCACGGGACTGTGGATCAATATGTTGCTGCGTTGCGTAAAAGAGGCAACAAAAGCGCATCCTATGCACAAATGGAGGCTCGCTACATTGGTTCTTTGGCTCGCTTTGATGTGGATTACGATATTACAATTATGCAATTTTCAACAGCATCCGCTGCCGCACGATGGATTGTCAAGCGTTGTCAAAAAGATGGCACGCTTGGTTCAAGCAATACCCTACGCACCCTGCGTAAAACACGCTCGGAAGATGTTCGGATTGACGGACTCAGGGCGTTGGGATGTAGTGAAACCATCGCCAAGAATTTGCTTGAACACTTTGGTTCAATTGTTGAATTGACAGGTGCTACGAAGAGGGAATTGATGAACATTGAAGGCGTTGGGAAAAAGCGTGCGGAGGATTTGCACCAAGCCCTGACGAGTGAGCAACCTGTGGTAAAACAGACACATCGTAAAACGATGGCGTAGGTTTAAGGTGAGAAGCGTTTAGGCGAGAAAGCACAGGGGTTGGTCTATATGAACGGCATTGAATCGGTAAAGGATTTGACGAGAAAATGGGATGACTACGGTGTAGTCAATTCCGACAACGATGGTTCTCGTTTTATTCGTGGCTACATTGAGCGTTTCAATACCGTGTCGTTCTTCAATGAATTCGCAGGGCTTCTTTCTTTCTTCTTTGTCATGGGTCAGGTATGTGCGCCATTCATGCGTATTCCTATTCACGGCACATACATTGATTGTCGTGTCCACACCTATTGGATTCAACAATCAAGGACAGGTAAATCAATTGCTTGGGAATTCACAGACCGACTTCTTGAGGCACTTGGCATTGAGAGCGAAACCTTCACCGCAGGGTCGGATGCAAAATTGATTGGAACAGTCCAAGAGCAACCTGTTATCGGTGAGGATGGTCGCCCTACGGGTGAAATCAACCACATCACTGTGCCGGGTTTGCTCAACGGCTACAAGACCCTGCTCTTTGACGAGGCGAGTGTGTTGCTCAACGATCAGAAGGCATATTTCAGCGATAAAATTCTCTATCTGCAACAGGCCATGGCACCCTTGGGGTCACGCACGAATGTATTGGTGAAGCACTTGGTGGGTGGGTCAGTCCACACGCCATCAGGGGTGTCCTTGTGGATGACGACTTTCCCTCCAAAAGACATCATGGCTCATGTGTTGGACAAGGGTTTCTTTCAGCGTGTGTTCCTGTATCAAAACGACATCACTGCCGAGCAACGACAAACCGTGAGTGAACACCGTGTGGGCGGTGCGTATGTGCGACCCGATGGGAGAATCATGGACTATGATGTTCTCGCCACCTACATTGAACAATGTGTGGACTTGGTTAAGGGTCGTCTGTTTGACGCTATGGGGCTAACGGATGAAGTGGTTGAGCGTGTTGATGAAGAAGGAAATGCCTTCACCTACACCATCAGTCGTGGTGAACAGTGGACAAGACTGAGCGACCAAGAAAGAGAACAGGCGGCGATGGAACACGCCTACGATTTGTTTGAGGTATCACCGGGTTATTCGGCAGCGTTGCTCAACGCAACCGATGACTATTATCAATTGGCTCACGGCATTTCAAGTGACGATGTGCGTGAAACAGCCCTCTCCTTTATCCCCAACATTGAAAATTACACAATGATATTCACTAACCTGATTGCCACTATTATGCGTTCTCCCGTATTGACGGAGGATCATGTGATGATGGCTTCGGAAATGATTTACGACAATTTTCACAACCTCATCATTTGGCTTGAGCAAAAGCAAAATGTGTCCGAGAAGAAGAAAATTGCTTCTCAGCGTGCGGCATGGACAAGTGCATTCAATGCGTGCAAACGCTATACGGATGAAAGCGATGGGGTGGAAAAGGTTATGCAAACCGAATTGTTGGATATGTATGCGACCCAACAATGTATTGCGAACATCACGGCACAAAGGAGGTTTAAGTCATTGAAGGACTCAAGACAAGTCACCATATCAAAGTCGGGTCAGGGTGGTCGTAATTTCGTTGTATTGGCGTGGGGTGGTTCGTGATGAAAGTGGTGGGTTTGGCCGTTGTTTTTGATGGCGATATTGAAAGTCAAGGCTATCGGGGCGACTTCACCCCAATCCTCTATGCCACCTTTGACGGCAAACACGAAACGGTCTATACCGACCTTGAATTCATACCACGCTTATCACGATGCGAACAAAAATCACTCGCTGAATTTGACTCCAACGGCGTTTTTGTTGCTCACAATTTACCAAAGGATTTCATTGGTGACAACACCACAGACCTCCTTCGTTTGACACAAACAGCGAGTGCCGAAGTGCTTCAAAATGAAGGCAAACGCTACGCCTTAGCCGATTTGTGTCGGTGGAACAAGGTCAGGGGATTTCATCAAGAAATCGCAACCGCCATCAAAAAATACACAGCCTATCGCAAAGGTGATCACCACAAAATAGCACGATGGTCGCTTGAAGAAGCAAAGCGATGTCAAGAGTTATTCGTGGTCGTTAGGAAGCGTGGCCGCATTCGTTTCGTTGATGCCAACACAGGAAAATTGGCTTTTGCTGAATTGGATTTTACGGAGGAAGAATGATGCCTGTCGTTTCCTGTGCAAATTGTGGTAAAAGACACAAGGCTACACCCAAGCGTTTGCGTCGTAGTCAAGAAACACCAAGTCTTTGTTGGAAGTGCAATCGTGATTTGCCTGAAGAATACAGGTGCAAAGGAACGCTAAAGCGTAAGGAAAGGCGATGCGAGCAAAGGGCTTTGGACAATGGCTATTGTGGTTATCATCAAGACCAATTCGGTGGTGAAGAAGAATGAGTGCTTTCACACGGGGTTGGGAATTGATGAAAGGCATTGTTTGGAATGGCCGTGAATATGACGACATTGATGAAATTGACCCTATCATTCGTGGCATTTTGGATGATTACACGCAAGGCACGACACTGCCCGCACTGCCTTGGTCGGGTGGTGGTAAGCGAAAGGGGACACCTTGGACTCGTATGTTTGCCGAAGGAAGCAGTGCGCCCCTTCATCGTTTGAAGGGGTTCACTAATCCCGAACAAGAAATGTTGCCTACGGTGGTGAATTGGGAAGGAGGCAAGACTTCAATCATGCCTCAATTCCGAGCCTTAACCAAGCCTTTGGGTGGTCGTTTTATCCCCGCTGAGTTATTCGGTGGAAGTGGCTCGTTCATTCTTGGCATGAACGACCCACAAGCACGAGGACTGTATGCTGATCTTAACCCTGACATGACGAACCTTATGGCTCAATTGAAACAGGGGATGGGCGATGTCAATATCGCCCAAGACCAAGACGATCTTGAGCGTATGGTTGCTGAATTGAATGAAATTCGCTATCGCAGGGATGTCATGGGGCAAGAATTGGATGATGATGATTTGATGCGTATGGCTCACTTATTGGTTGGTGCAAATTTAGCAAACAGGAATGGGATGTTCACCTACAAGCCTTGGGACAAAGAACCTCAAACCTACACCGAAGGAAAAATACAACGCCCGTCATTCCGAGTCCAACCAAAGCGTGTGATGCCAAACGATGTTGGGTCAATCAACCTTGACCCCTACGCATCACGATTGCGGAATGTGGACATACGCACAGGTGATTTGCGACAAACCTCCGAAGCCTTAACGCCTGAACATTTGCTTTACCTTGACCCACCCTACATATCAAGGGACATTTCCTATGGAGGATCAGAACAACAATTGGAGGGCAAAACCTTCGATCAATTGCAGCGTGACACCATTGATATAGCAAATGAACACAAAGGCCCAAGCATTGTTTCAAATTACCTGTATAGCAAAGAAACGGGCGAACCTTTGAAGGAATACATCAACGCCTTGCTGAATGCCGAAATGCAAATTCATCCATGGATCCGAAAGCCAAAGGGCAACAAGCAACCACAGGTGGAATTGATAGCGACAAAGAATTTCCCACAGCAACGCACGCTGTTCTAACGGTCACGGCTGATGCGACCACCGCCCGCACCCAAGTCACGCCTCATGCGTGGTCTTGCACCACTCCCTGAGCCACGAACCTTGCTTCGTGCATACCTCGCTCGTGTTCGCTTCTCCTTGTTCTTTCGTGATACGCTATACGCCCTGCGTTTAGCCTGTCTTTCAGCACGACCTTCGGATGGATTGCGAGTGTAGCCGTGAAATTTGCCTTTCAAGACTCCAAATCCGACAGCGAAGGCATGGGCTTTAGCCTCGGCTTCGCTTTTCGCCATATATTACCGCAGGTATCGCACTCCCATAAAAATATCCTATCCCGACTCCCCGCATAAAACCCATTGATTCTCCGAGCAAGCCCTACGGTTTGACACGAATCACATCGTTGTTCCAATTTTGCTCGGAACATTCGCTTCATGGCAATCAATACCCTGCGTGCGTGTAATAGAATTCAACCTCACCCACACCAAGTGGGCCGAGAGGGGAAATGACGGTGAGTGACAAGTCACCGAAGGTAATCAATTTGCCCGCCACCGTGAAGTGTGGGCCTTCTTTCAAAGGACACATTTGGCTATCACCCGATCCAAACCAAACGGCTGTGATGAGTCGTGTTGAACCACCCGTTTCGTCAGCGAGTGGGGTAAAAGAAAGCGAACCCGTTGAACCCGAACCCGTGTAGGAAATGGTTTCCTTTGCTTGTTTGTGAACAGGAGTCAATTGATATGCACCGCCCGCCCCTGAGCCAATGGCTTGGTCGCTTTGAAAGAACAGGTGCGTTTCACCATCACCGTGAATGCTTGTTGCACTCACTTGAAAGCCATTGGGGTCACGAGCATAGAGTGTGCCTAAGTCGGTGAGGGGCAAAGCCCCCGCTGACAATGCGGGCGTAGTGCCGTAATCGTTAGATGGGTCAATGCCGTTCCCCGATGGGTCTTTCATCGCAGTTAAGGGGAATGGCCCACCACGAATGAACACACGCTTATCCTCAACCGCAGCGACATTCAGTGGTGTAGCATAAGTGACACGCACAGCACCCAAAATGACCGATTGCTTGATGAGGTGAGAGGAAGGCATCTGTGGGTAAATGCCTGTGCTTGTATCAACGACTGTGCCACAGACCAAACCAATGTTGTTCGTGGATGTCAATTCGGGATCGGCAATCACCAAGACCCAACACTCTTCGTTGAGGGCTGATGGCAACACCATACCGCCCGCATTGAATCGGCTGTTGTAATAGGATGCTGTATCAATGTCAAACGCTGATGCTGAACCAACGGAATAGAACACACCGTCAAGGCACACCACGCCTGAGTCCACAAATATCTCATTAGCGTCACCACCTGCATTGGGTCGGACACAACAATTACCGCTGATAGGATTGTTCCTATCGCCCGCCCCCGAATCACTGCTGTAATCCGTCAAGGAAATGGGTATGACACCGTTGCCAATGCCACGCTCAAGGAAACCTGTGAGGGTTGCGGTGGACAGCACATCGGTATCACGCAATCCATCGGATTGCCATGTCGCACCTGTGCCTGTCTTTTCGTGTCCTTCTCCGAGTCCTGTTGTTCCCATGTTTTCACCTCAAAATAATCTCGTCTGTATATGCCTTGGGTTGTTCAAGTGGTCTAACACACTTTCTGCCAAGGGATTCGTCACAAACGGTGAAAAGACATTCCCAATGACACCCGTTGAGGCATCTGTGACGCTCTTACCCGACCTATATTTGTGACCTTCGGTGGGCGACCAATCGTAATTTTTAGGGAAACCCTGCATTACACCCAATTCCGAAGGAGTCAGCACACGATTGTAAATGTGCGTTGCAGGATTAGAGGACATCAAACCCGGTATTGTTTGCGATGCAGGGGAGGTGTGTTTCCATGTGTAGCCCTTTCTGTTGTCATTCCATTCCGACCCACCCGTTCCCACATCAACCGAACCCGTGTCATTGATGAACACATCACCCATCAAATACCGAGCAACATCAGGTCTTATAATCCCGCGCTGAACCAATTGAGCAAGTGTTTCTTCTTTGTGTCCACGAATTTCTTGTTCTTCTTCAAGCAAATGTGGTAAAGCATCTAATGGCGTGGTTGAAGGTCGTTGGAGTCGTGGGTCAGACAAGTCAAAACCCTGCCCAAGAACCGCCCTTTCACGATATGTCGGTGCGCCAAATTGTGCTGCCGTGACTTTCGGCATTCGCATTGATTGAAGCGAATCCATCCACCTCCTACGGTGAGGATTCCATGTGGCGTTTTCCATCAAATACGGTATGACTTTTGGGCTATTCTCAAAAGACCATGAGTTAGGAGGGTTTTCGCTTGCTTCCAACATATCCAATAGGTTGCCGTAATTGTTGATGTGAGCCATACCGCGCATGGCTCGCTCATGTCCACTATCACCAATGTTCAATGGTGATGCTCTTGAGAAATCAGGGCAAGGTGTGGATGCGTTAATGTGATATTTGCGACCACCCACCGCATCCAAGATTTCTTGCATCAACCTCGCATTGTCAAATTCATCACTCCCAATTGCCGCCCGTATATGTTTGGCTTCGGGGTGATTGGCAGCATGGGTGTCTAAAGCGGGCTTCCAATAATCAACGGCTAATGCCGTAGGAATACCCTGCATTTTGAACCCTTGCGATACGCCACCGCCACCCGAATACAAATCAACGAGAGCAATATCGTCACGCATCATCTCACTTCCATTACCACATCCACACGGATTTCGGTGGTTTGGTTTTTGCTAATTGGCACAAACGATGCGCGAAATGCGGGGTTGTCAAGGGGGGTTGCCCCATGCACAACGACCTCTTTCACATCGCTCGCTGCAATCAATTGAGTGTCAAATATGCCTGTCACCGACACGGTGCGATCATCAATGCGTTGAACCGTAGGTGTGACGGAGAAGGCGACATTACCTGCCCCTCCATCCCTTGTGGTAGCCCGCCCACCCGAAGTGCCAAGACTCATTTGGCTCACAAGTGATTGGAGGTGTTCGGCTAACTTGGCTTTGATTTGGTCTAAAACGGGCATTATTTCACCTCATAGAATCGTGATTTGGAGTGTCCGATAGGCAATTGGCGACTTGAAGAAACACGAAGCCTCTCGTTGTCGGACACGGCTACGAGGCTTCCCGCCTTCAAAGTGATGGTGGTTGCGGTGACGGAATTGATATATCCGATGACCTCATGGTTAGCGTTCAACACCGCATCATGCTGTGCGAACCTCTCCGTAGCATCAACGCCATCAACGGTCATCGTGGTGGTGCTTGTAGCGTAGCCACCGCCATTGTTGATTAGAACACCTGTATCACCACCACGCACACCGATGACCCCCAATTGATTCGTTGTTGGTTCGCCACGCCATCGCCCGCCTATAAGCAAACGAGTCCCGTTCACGAACCGTGTCATCACACGGTGTGCTGAAATCACTTGGATTGGTGCATTCAGGGTAATGTCAATTTGTTCATCGGTTCTTGTGGCATCATCATCGCTCGTCGTGGATGTTGATGTTTGCAGATCAGCCAACAGCCCTTCAATGCCCTTCTCGTATTGTCCCATCACAATGTCGGTGAGTCCCGTGTTGTAGTCGTTGAACACTTCAAAGACAACGAATTCTCCTTTGATTGCTTCCGCTGTGAAATCAACACGGATTATTTCTCCGGGCTTGATGTCACTGCATTTGATGAGTCCTTCAACACGAATGAGTGCCGAGCCTTGTTCGGTTCTTCGCAATAGTCCCTTTGCCAAACGGAGAGCAACACTTCGTTCCTTTACCCCCAACACCTTCGTCTTGAGCGTGCGTTCCACGCCTTCGTCATCACCAACCCCGCCCATGCGTTTCATGCGTTCCAAGTCCTTAACAGAAGCCCGAACCGTTTCGTTGATAGCGATTTCATCACCCTCAACAATCACTTGGTTTGCCATTTCAAGCATTTGACTCACGCTGATATTGCGAGGGCCACTGCTTGTTCCAACCCGCCTCCCCATATCAATGAAAATGTTAGGGGAATAAATCAACAACCCTTCTTCACTCAATGATAACTGATAGCCGTCAATTCGTGACAAATCACGCAAAGCATCCATAATACCAATACCTCGTGTTTTGCGACTGATGAAGTGATGGCTGTGTAGCATAGCATCACGAAGGTTTGGATGAGCGAATAGAAATGCTTGTCGTGCGACTTCTGTGCTATGATGAGCCGATGAATAATCCGCATAAACACCTGCATCGGTGGTTTTTTGTTCAAGGAACACACGGAATTTTTCAAGGTCAATTCCCGGTATGGATTTGATGATGTCTTTCATCAACAATAAGGCGGCATCGGTGGTTCGCAACCCAACACCCATAAAGTGTCCAAGTCGCACACTGTTAATCTCCATCCCTGACGCTGAAAGTGAATTTTCTGTTAGGTTCTTGAATGTCAAGAATGTGTCATAGAAATCACCATCGCCCTCGTTGTTTTGTGCTTTAGCGATCCGCCATTTTTGATTCGTAGCATCAATGAGGTATGGTGGGAAGCGAGAGGGTATCATTTCAGTCCCATCAACATAGACCTTTGACATTCCCCCTGTTCCTGCGTTCCGTTTGTATGAAATCAATCCCGTGTTTTGTCCGTCATTCAGCACAAATGTCTGAGCAGATAGCATGAAAAAGTCAGATGGGTTGTAGTGTCCGATTCCACGATAGCCCATGTTGGTATTGATGATTGCACTATCGTCACTCGTGGTCGCATCCCATTTGTCCGAAAGCAATTTACCAACCGACACAGCGTTATCAACCAAAGAGGGCAACACAACCAAGCCGAGTGAAGTGGGTGCTATGTTTTCAATTTTTGACACGGCTGAACCTGTATTTTTGCCCGCACGAACCGTATAGCCTGTGAGATCAGCCGAGGCACATTGAAATGTCAAAGTCAGTCCGTCAAATGTGTTATGAGTGCGACTTGTATAGGTGATTTGACCCGTCAAACCGATGATGACAAGCACCCCCGATTGTGCAAACGAAGTGGCATCATCAACAACGATTTTTGATGGCGAAGCACTCTTTGCATCAAATTTAATCACAGCCTTAGCACCAAGTGCCAACATCGCTGTGCTTGGTTGCTTGACAACCGCATTAGCGTCTTTGTCGCGCTTGAGGTATGGATTAACCACCACCGTGTCATCCGTTGCATATACCGTTTCTGTTTGTGAAATGTATTCTCCACCACCTGCATGGGTGCTTTGTGAATATCGGGCTTCCACCAATGGCACAATTCTTCCCTCAGCGTCTTTGCGTGAAGCATCCGCTTTGAAGTGTTGAAGCATATTTGCTGATGGGATAAGATGCCACACAACATCACGGTTGTTAGCGTCAGGCCACTCAATCGTTGGTGCTGAATCGTAGGGAGAAGAAATGCCTTGAATGTCGCCAATTTGACTTGTTGTTGTCGTTTCAAACATACCGTAGCGTTTGTCACGGGTGTATGGTTGGTCTTTGCTTCCTGCTTGGGTGACGGTGCTGTATGGCCCAAGCAACCACCCGTCTTGATTCATGTCGTTGCCGTCACTATCGTTCTTGGTGGTGTAGCCAAACACCTTCAATGGTCGCACCATACGAACAATGTAATCCGCATATTTTCGCACAGGTTGTGCCACCTGTGACTTGATTGCCGCATTCTTCCCCCCTTGCTTTGACCGCAAAGCGTCTGTGTTTTCAGGGCGTTCAAGCCATGTTTTGCGGAGGATAAACACCCCGCCCCATGCGGGCAAATCAGCCGACCCACGAACAGCCCAATGATCACGGACACCGACACCGTTTGCTTGGAGAATGTCATCACTAAACGGATTGCTCACCGCCGCCAAGTCCATGTCCTCATTCAACGACCATTTTGGTTTGGCAACCTTTTGATTTGGATTGGATTGACCCCCGTATGTTTCATCGGGGCGAGATGCGTCTGTTGTGATGCTTCCTTCCGAACCCCCGTATTTTGTCCATCGTGTGTCCTGCACCCATGATGGAGTGATTGGGAACACTTGACCCACAGCCAAGTCGGAGTGTAGTGATACAGCCTTTGTGCTTGTCACCACATAATCGCTGTTTTCCCCTGTTAAATACTCGCTATGCGTTTCAACACTCAAGCCCAAACGAGGTGCAACATCGGATTGCACTTGTCGGTGGTCGGCAATTTCGTGAAGTGGGATGGGGAGTGTTCCACGCTCGGCTTCGCCTTTGTCTTTCATGTTGAGGTTTGTTCCCCAACCAACCGCAGGGAAGTGTTGGTTGTCGGTATCACCGTTAATTTTGACATCAACAGGGTGAGCGTTAAGGTGCAGGTTGTTCCCTTTGTGATGGTAAAATTCACTCCCCACACTCGCCCCAAATTCACTCGCTTGATATACGGCTTCAACAGAATTCGCCGCCTTTGTTCTGTCGCCTGAGTGATGGTTCAAGCCGATGATAGGGTCTAACCCCGTGTTCATTGATTTGGCTTGTAAAAATTTAGCCGATGAGCCTGTGATTGTGGCAAATTCTGTTCGGTGTGCATCCACTACACCCGATGGCATAGCCCTGTGTGATACCATGCCGAGTGTTTCATCTTGAAGCACTCGCCCCATACCGACCCGTGTTTCAGCCTCAGTCCAAGGCGTGTTGGACAAGCGGTTGAAACCCTCACGCCCAATACCTTCGTTGGTGTGTTGGCTGATAACCATGCCAATAGGCACAGTGCGTTCAATCCCTGTGTATGTGCTGTCACCCCATGCCCAATCACCGCCTGTCGGCAAATCGTTCATGCTGTCGTGCTTCCCGCCATCAAAACGGGCTGACCGCAATATAGCATCCATTGAGGATGAGGTTTCAGCGGGGTCGCCCGCTAACATATTGAGAGCATCCGAAGCACCCTTGAAACCAAAGGCTCGCACAGGTAATCGTCGTGACAAATCCACAGCGACCATTGGATTTTGCACCACCGTCATTTCATTCCACTCATACGAATTGGTGGTGTCCTTATCCAATACCCATTTCGTGATGGCTTTGCGTGGGTTGAGTCCGTCACCAATGCCTTCTCCACGAGAATAGCGGGTGCTTGCACCCCTCAGCACAAAATGCTGACGCAATTCAAGCGTGCCGTGTGGCTCACGCAATCCTGTGTGTCCCATCAACACCGCACTCGCTGAACGCTGACCCCAATTTGTGCCGTGTCCACCTGCGTTAAGTCCGTTGTAGCCGTATTGTTGTAGCCATTGAAATGCGTAAATGCGTTCAAAAGCCATTCCCTTATCCACAGAACCCGTGTCGGTGGCGGGGGCATTACGCAAATACAATCCTCGCACTGATGGTTGATACACAGCGTTAGGCATACCTGCTTCACGGTATCGGAATGTCATGTATTGTTCTCGGCTTGTTCCGAGCAAAGCGGGGTGACTGTATTCAGCAAGCCATGTGCATAGGAACGCATCGGGGATGGCGTTTGAATTGGTGTCACTTGATGAAACTAACGCCAAGTCAGCGTGCGAGTCCTCCGCATCAAAATCCCCACTGCTTGATGGGGACTCCACATTGGCGACAGGCACAGCCGACATATTCACCATTTCAGGATCGTGAGCAATAAGTGGGGGAACGGTGGCTAACTCCGTTCCCACACGGGCTGTTCGCCAACCCGCAGGATGACCTGTCAAGGAATAATAGGTGTGTAGCCCATCGGATGCCTCAAAGCCATTTTGAATCCATGCGGGATTTGGTCGCCCTCCCATGAGCATATATTGCGAAAGCATGAAACCGTTCATGGCAAATTCTTCACCTGCGTTGTGCCTGTTATTGACGGTTCGTGAGCCAACAGTGAGGGCAATTGGCCCGGATGTTGCCGCACTTCCATACGGCCCAAAAGCCGCAGAATTTTGACTGTAATAAGCCGAAACCCACTGTGCTTGTTCCGTAGCACCCTCAACCTTCGTATGCAATTGACCGGGTGCAAATAGCAAATCAATTTGGTCGTGGGGCGTAGCACCGTCATACCTTCTCCAATTCGGCAACCCTGCGTTTTTGATTTCGCTCATTGGGAAGCCATCGGATGCAAACGACCCTGTATTGTAGGCTTCGCTCTTGACCTCCAAAGTGTCAAGGTAATAGACGGTGGCTGACGGTGGGTCTATGCCTCCATTGTAGGCTGATTGAAAGCCCCAATGCTTGTGTTCTGTTTCAGCCTCAAAGAGCAACGAATATGCCGAACCGTGTGAGCGATGCAATTGCCTTCGCAACGCCATAGGTGTGCCTCTTGTGGTTAATGGTGCAACAAAGGAGTGGCCTTGACGACCAAAACGGATGCGGTGGTGAGGGTGGAGGTATGAACCGTCAGCCCCGTTATTTGTGTCCAATAGCACCGAACCACGCTCAACATGGTCGCTAAGGCGGTGTGCCGCAAATAAGCGAGTCGTTCCGCTTGGCACGCCACCTGCGGTGGTGTTGAGCGTGAGTCCAAATTGACTCTCCATTTTGTCGTGAATAATACGCACAGCGTGAAAGTGCAAAACCCTGTCGTGTGTGTCAAACGCTGTGACTTGCACATCCTTTGTTGAAGATTCAGCATCACCCGCTAAGCCCGAAGTCGGTGCTGACAACCCACCCATGCCCCATGTCAAATTATTCCATGCTTGAACACGATCATGCCCGGAACGCACGATGATATTGCCGGGTATTTCGTCTTGTGATGGGAGGTTGATTTCCAAATTGGGTTCAATTCCGCTTCCAACCGTTGAAGGAAGAGGTGTTTCTGTTCCCGTGTTAGGATTGAGGCGGGTCTGTTTGTAGGTGAAGTCTTTGATGACCGTTCCGAAAGGCGACCCCCCTTCTAAAATCAATTCCTGTCCTTTGTCATCAACGACTGAAATGCTGTCCCAAACCCGTTCTTCGTTAGGCACATATAGCCCACGAACACGCTCGGTGCTAACGGTTCTCGTGACACGATAAGGCCGACTCACATAGCCCAAAGAACCCACGAAGGGGCTTGTGCTTGTGCTAATTGTCGTGTTTTCGGATTTCAACCCGTTTTTGACAACAGCCTTTGCTTTGTCTGTGGTGCTTTGTCGCATATTGTTGAGTGTCGCATAATCACTTTCGGTGGCGTTTGTCATTGAACCGTATTTGCTCGCTATTTCATAGCCATTCTCCAATGCAACCGACCAATCACCCGTCTTTTTGATTTTGTAAAGGGGCTGAGAATCCACTAAATCAATGGTAGTGGGAGAGGATAGGGTGAT